GAGCCTCGGCCTCGACCTTCTTGATGTCAAACATTAGATTTTCCAAACGTTGATGAAGTCCAGCGCAAACGTGATAGGTGCGTTGACGATGTATTCGACGAGCACCAAGGGGCTCACAAGGACCATCACGGCCCTACGTGCGCTTCGGTTCTCGATGCGGGGGACCCAAGTGAAGCAGCGGATCACAGGCGGTCGACCTTACGGACGCCCGTGGTCTTCTTGGCGAGAGCCTTGGCAAGCGGCGTGGGTGTGGGCGTGATGTTGGTCATGACGTTCTCCATCGGGATGAACTCGACGTTGCCGTCTTCGTCGACCTTGGAGAATGCCTGACCATACTTGATCAAGCTCTCTTCGATACGCAAGAGCGCGTCGAGAATCTGCTGGTCGACGGTACGCTCGTGCGTGGCTTCGTGTTTACGTTGGCGGTCAGCTAGGGACAAAGGTCCTCCATGAATTCAGTGTGGGCTTGCATGATCTTCATCCAGTAGACGAAGGGCAGCAGGGTGAACATTTCGAACGTGAAGAGATCAGCCTCGTTCACGCGCGGCCTATGGTTTTGATCCAGATGAAGGTGTCGCCTTTGCGCCACCAGCCGGAGGCCAGAAGGCCTTTGACCAACTCAGGGTCTTTGGTGGTGATCAGCATCAGTTCGCCTCTTGTGGTCGACAACCAGGTATGAGCCTGAAGGGCCAGATGCACTCAGGTCCAGCGACTGCAGGCTCCTCAGCCACATAAGGTACGGGCGGAGGAGCAGCAGGACGATGCGGCTTACCATTGACTGTCGTCTTGCTCGATGCGCCTGAGCGTTTGGGCTGAGGCTGTGGCGTGAACGGATTGAAGTCCGGGACGATTATCTTTGGTGATGCCAAGGTAGGCGCGGACTGAGAAGTCTCGACTGATGCGGGGAAGCGGTTGAGGATCACCTCGGAGACCGTGGGAGCCCGCAAGCTTCCGTAGGCCCATAGGGCGGCTACGGACAGCAAGAAGACAATTGGGATCAACCACAGCTTCCTCACTTGAGTTTGGTGACCTTGTGCTTCTCGACCGTCATGACGCTGGCCGTCGCCCGAACCACATAGCTGTCACAGCTATAGTCTTTGGCAGCGGCGACAGCGGCGGCTTCGGTAGCGAACTCCTGCGCACCATTGTCATCCTTCAGGACGAAGGCGTCGCTGTGGGCGGGGTCGATGATTAAGAAGTATTTCATAGGTTCTTCTCCCAATAGCAGGTGTGCCGGAAGCCCCAAGGGTTCTCCGGGGTGAACATGCGGTAACCGCACTTGATTAGGTTGTTGGCTGACGAAGGGTTGTCAGAGGTGTCAGTGATGATGCCTCGGTAGCCCAGCCGCCTTGCCTTCGCTTCACGTACGCGGACAAAGCGTCTCTGCAGGCCTGCTCCCCTGTGAGGTTTTCGAACGGCAGCCCTTTTAAGATAGCCGAGGCTCTCGTCAGCGTAAGTTGGCGTGAGGCCGCAGAAACCGGCAAGCTCTCTTCCGCCATCAACTGAATAAGCCAGCCACCAATGACCTCTTGCAACCTCCGCTGCAGAAAGGTTTGGTGCGCTGTCACCGAAGCATTCGTCGTGGAGTTCTCGCAGGGTGTCGAGGATGTCTTCGTCGAGGCCGTCAACCTCACGAACCCGATACGCCAACTAGCAGGCTCGGGTCATTGATGTCGTCAGCCGTTGCGCGCCGGTAGTCGTTCTTCCAGACGCACACGCCATTAGGCTGGGACGCGAAGTAGCTGTAGCCCACTTCCAGCACGAGGCCGTCAGGCGTCACGCGGTAGCGATGGGACCCGTTACGCTCAGACGTCATGGAAGTTGGTCTCCACGGTGATGGTGTTCTCGCCACGCGCCACCGTCTTGACGATGATGACGCTGTCGATGTTGTAGCGACCGCCGTCGTCCTGCAGATACTTGTAGGCGTCGGCCTGCGCAGCTTCCTTGGTGGCGAACGGCCCTGCGAAGGCATGGTCTCCCGGGGCAAGGTGCCAGAACTCACCGAAGGTCACGAGGGAGCATTCGCCCTCGATCACGGCGTTGGTGGATTGAATGTCAGTCATTTGCGCTCCATAGCGTCAGCCAGCGCCTTCATCAGGTCGTAGGCCTGTCCTTGGGTCACCTCGACCACCTCAGCGGTGTCTCGGCCTGCCCATTCCTGTCGGATGATGATTGTCTCGTCAGCCTTCGCGCCATCACGCGACCACCAGACTTCCACGAGGGGACACCCGGGGCGCGTTTGGCCCCCGGGCGTAACCTTCAGTCCGTCTGCGTCGATGATGTAGCTGGTGCCGTGAGCGTCAGACGTACGCTTCACAGCGAACCCGGCGCGGGCCACGAAGGCTTCTTCGCCTTCAAGACCTCGTGCAGCATGCCACTGGCGTTGAACAGGACGGCGCACAGTTCGGTTTCGAGGTCCTTCACGATGGTCTCACCACGGACAACCTCGGACACCGGGAGGCCCCTGTGGAGCTTCCAGACGCTGAAGAAGTGCCGGAACAGAGACTTCATGTAGGCCACGACCGGGATGCCGAGTTGCCAGTTGTCGCTCTCGCGCATCGAGCCATCAGGCATCTTGCGTGCCTTGTGCATGTGCTCGGCGTAGCGTTCGAGGACCAGAGGCGAGAGGAAGCCTTCGAAGTCGAGCTTGTTGGCGTCGAGGTCTCGGGTCGCTCCGGTGCCGAACTGGCGGACGCCTTTCTCGGTCTGAGGCAGGAGGTCGGAGCCTCGGGGCCTTGGGTCGGTGTAGCCGAACTCGTCGGGATGCTTGAACTCGGTGTCACTCACTTGATCACTCCCAATGCGCGCAACGTCGTCAGTGTGTTCGCAGCGCTCGTGTGCACGATGTAGATGCCGCCCGCCTTCATCCACGCATCGCGGTTGACTGCACGGTCGTCGATCAGGATGTCACCCGGCTTGCAGAGCTTCGGCTTGTCCTTGGTCTGACAGGTGTGGACCATGATGGGATCAGAGCCTGTGGCGCGTTCGAACGAACTGATCCATGAACGCTTCTGCGTGGAAACACGCTCACCGTTCTCCCTCGGGAGCGCAGTGAGAACCTCAGGGTTCAGATGTTTGATCTTCGCCCACAGGTGCCTTGCGTCGCCCATCAGCGGGAGGTCGAGGAAGAAGTCGGGATGCTTGTTGAGTTCTTCCCAGAACTTGTCGGGGCCCCAGATGAACTCGTACTTGTAGATGTTGTTGGTCTGGAGGATGGCCTCGGCCGACTTGTCGAAGTCAGCGAGCACACCATCCATATCGACGTAGAGCTTCACGAAATTGTTGCCATGAAAAGTAGGCCAACAAAGAAGGCGTTGGCGCAGAGAGAGATTACCGTGATGGTGTCCAAAGGATCGGTTCTTTCTTCTTGTTGTCCCAGTCCGTCCAACGCAGGATGCGAGCCAGACGCGCCTGTCGGAGAGCATCGGCCTCGGTCAGGCCAGCCTTGGCGTACAGCGAGACCACACCGGCCCAAAGGTCATCCGTGGGCACCTCGTTCCACCGCGTCTCCACCTCGCCCTTACGCTTGCCGCGAGCCATCGTGTGCTCGTACGGCGTGGCGATGTAGGGCGCGTTGACGAAGGCTTCTGCGGTGACCATGCCGACCCCGGGGCAACCCGGATAGCCGTCAGTGATGTCGCCAGCGAGGGTCTGCATCAGATGAAACTTGTCAGCCTCCTCCTCCGTTACGGTCACAAGGTCGCCCTTGCGCCATACCTGGGTGGGGATGGTCTGCATGTCCTTGTCCTGCGAGACGATGATGCGCTGAGTGTCCTTCATCGGCATGGTTGCCAGAACGCCCATCACGTCGTCGGCTTCAAGCCCAACGAAGTTCTTGCAGTTGTACTTGGTCTCGACCCACCGCCGCATCATCGCGTAGCACAGAGGCTTGCGTGAGTTCGCCCGATTGTTCTTGTAGGTCGGGTCGACGTCGAAGCGGAAGTTCGCCTGCTTGTCGAGTTCGAAGTTGAAGTCTGCCGTGGTCGAGAAGCACAGGAAGTGATCTCGGGTCTCAAAGCGTTCGAAGAACCGTTCCAGCATTTCCTCAAGCACCTGTTGGGCCTTGAGAGGAGACGAGGTGAGCACGTGGATCGGAGGCTCGCGCCAGTCGACCTCACCCAGCACCACGTTCCATTTGGTCTCATGCTCGACTGCAGCGGTTGCCTTGAACAGCATTTCGTCGCCGTCGATCAGTAGGAGTTTCTTCACTGAAACAATGCCTGCCTGTCGTAGGCCTTCCACGCTTCCAACTGAGCTTCGTCCGGGTCAGAGTAACGCAGGCCCTCAGGCCACTCAGCACCTTCGGGCTGGGCGTTGACCTTCGCAGTCGTTCCTTCCTCAGAAGCTTCAGCCTCTGAGGCGAACGCAGTGGCCTGTAGGTCCGCGAGGATATCCTGCACGATTTCGTCGGCCTCAGCCGGTCGAGACCGCGCCGCCTCTACGCCTGCAAGATAGCCTGCGTCCCACGCTTCGTTCTGAGCTTCTGCGACCAGTGTGTTGATCTGGCTTTCAATTGACATTAGTCGTCCTTTTCGTTGAGCCACACGAGGCCCTTGCTGGTAATCAACCACGTCTTGGCGAAGCGCTGAGCGCCCACCTTGGTCGATATGAGTTGCAGGGACGCAGCCATCGCAATGACGTCTGCTTCCTTGCGAGCGAGGTCGCTCTTGACCCGCACGTGCTCCCGCTGCACTTGGCGCAGGAGACGTAGGAGACGCCCTGAGGCGTCCCCTGTGTCTTCAGTGGGTGTCTTCCCACGTATCTCCGACGACCGCTTTACTGTCGAGCGGGACACGGAGGCCGTACGGCTCGCCCGCTTTCTTGGCGCAGGCGACGATGATGTTGCCGATTTCTTCTTCAAGGCCTTCTCTTACGCAAAGCTGGACTTCGTCGTGCACCCAAAGCACGAACACGAAGTCTCCTGACCACGGGTCATCCCAATTGTAGGTGTATCGCCGTTCGAGTTCTTCGAAGGCACTGGCGACCCATTCCTTACAGACGATGGCTCCGGCTGACTGGATAAGGAAATTGAGTGCGCTATGGTCAGACCTGATTGGAATGATGCGCCCATCGAGACCGATGACGCGATTGCGTTTGCCAACCTGCTCAGAGAGCCGGTCCTGCAGAACCTTGAAGCCTTCGATACGCGTGCGGAAGCTACGGCGAACCTTCTTGCCGACTTTGCGTAATTCATCTTCGCCGGGGTTCTCGGTGAAGAATTTGCTGTAGACTTCCGCTCCCAATGCGCCGCACGTGCGTCGGGCATTGAGGAGAGCTTCGTAAATGATAGAGCCAGCTTTCTCGTCTCCGCATCCGTAGATGTAGGCATAGATGAACCTCTTGCTGCCATCCTCACGGAGGACGGTGTGGAGTTGCTGCTTCTCTGTGGGCTTCTGGTCTTTCGGGGTCTTGTCCCGGTCACCCTCGGCAAGGCCCATGACGACCGCATGGAGCCAGTGAGGATCACCGCTGATGACCGTGGTGCAATACTTGCCACCGTCGAGCGGATGCAGGTAGTGGGCGAGCCCACGAAGCTCTAGGCCCTCTTGGTCAGCACCTAAGAACTTCCAAGGCACCATCTTTCCCAGCTTGCAGGACGACAAGCCCGTCCCGTGATAGGAAGTAGGCACGTGCTTGGTGAACAGCCTGCGGAATTCGTGGCCGTACGGTTTCTTCGCGCTCGGCACCTGTCCGAGATTCGGAAACATATGGGCCGCTCGACTTGTGATCGTTCCCATAGGGTTGATTACGCCGTGGATGCATCCATCCTCCTGCACGCTGTCGATCAGCGGATACTTCGAAGACTTGCCACCAACGAGTTGCGACAGTCGCTTGTTGACCATCAGGAGCGTCGGCAGTCCGTCCATATCGGGGAACAGGTTGCCAATGCTCTCGATGACTTCTTCGTCCATGGCTGGCTTGCCGCCATCCGTGAACTTCGTTGGTCGCCAGCCCTGCTCGATCAGCTTCTTCGAAAGATGGTCCGAGGAGCCCGGGTTGAACTCGATCTTCTTGAGCTTCGTGCACGGATATCCGACGAAGGTCTTCACCTTGCGGGTCTGCACGACACCCTTCGCGTTGACGACAGGGTTGCCATCGACGTCGAGCTTAGGCTCCTCAGTGATCGTCTCGTCACCCCAGTAGCCGGGGTTCGACCATTCCCAATCGCCATTCTCGTCCAGCGTAGCGACCGCAGGCTTGCGGTTAGGCTGCTTCGGAATGAAGAGGGACTTGGTCGGATCAGGGCTCACCGGTTGAAACCAGAAGCCGTACTTCTCTTTGAGCTTCGTCTCGATGATATGCTTCTTACCGACCAGTTCGGCCTGAAGCTCACCAGCGGCCTGAAGGTCGAAAGGCACACCCGCAGTGTTCATGGCATCGCACACGCGGGAAATACGATGCTCAAGGGCTAACGGTGCCTGCGGGTAGGCATCGGGATTGAAGTGCTTCCACATGTCGAAGTTGGTGGCGCAGTCCTGCCCCATGTATTCGAACATGTCTTCGTTGAACTGGCCCCACACGAAGTTCGCAATGTCACGCGGGTTCTCAAGGCCAAGCTCACGAGCTTTGGCTTCCATGATTTCCGCGTAGTCGCCCTTGGGGTTACCTAGCCTGTGGCCCCACGCAGCGACGCTGTGCTTGCCTTTGTATTTCGGCGGGAGCTTGCCTGCTTGAACCAGCGCGATGTCGGTCGCCTTGATGTTCGGAAACATCGTGCGGCTGATGACCATCGTGTCGCTGATCTTCGCTCCAGGTTTGGGGCTCCAGCCCTTCCTCAGTTTCTTGGCGAGCGGGATATCGTGCCGGATGATGTTCTGGCCGATGATCTCGTCAGCCTCGGTCATACGATCCAAGGCTTCGTCGAGTTGGTGGGGCCGGTAGCCCACGTATTCGCCTGTGTCGACGTTGGTGATACCGATGCAGTGGAAACGGGTGGCGTTAGCCAGAAAACCGTTACTCTCGGTGTCCCATAGTAGTCGCAGCATTCTGTGTGCCGTATTCCTTTGCTTTGGCGATGGCCCACTTAGCCATCTGGTACGAACGTTCCCTGCTGCGCTCTTTGGGGCTCAGGGTCGTGCGGGTCGGCAGCGACATGCCATGGACCGCGTCCATGATGGACAAGGCCTGCTCTCGGGTCGCCCCGTGCTTCATGAGCATCGCGACGACGTCTTCAAAACTTGATATCAGGCGTGTCACCTTTCTCGTGAGGGTCGAAATCGGGTATCTCCTTGCTGCGGGTCGCAACCTCGTAGCAGCCCTTCGCGATGTTCCACTTGATCAGGTCGGCCTCACCAGTCTCTCCGGTGATGCGGCACTTCAGTGAGCGTATCTGCGCGTAGAGCTTCTCTTCCTCGTCCTGCTGGTCGCGTTCGAGGGCCAGCACGTTGAACGAAAGCTGCTCCAATGACGCGGAGCCCCGTAGGTCATTGAGGCTGATCTGATCGCCGCCATTGAAGTCTTTGCCGTTCGAGCGCTTCAGATGCACGATGGCGATGACGCCAACACCAGTTTCCTTCACGAAGGATGCCAGCTTGGTCATCAGGACGTCGATGTCTTTACGTTCGTCCATCGTCTCAAGGCCTGAGACCACGATGGAGATGTGATCGAGCACAATGAACTGACAGCCACTCGCCGCCATGTAACGCATCATGGTCAGCAGCCGGTCGCTCTGCAGGGAGCCGAAGTGGTCGTAGAACATCATCTTGTCGTGGATGACTGCAGCGAGCGCTGCGTCCCACTGGTCGTCACTGATGTTCGCAGGGTTCGCTATGAGGCTCTTGAGGGGCACACCAGCATGCAAGGCGCAGTAGGCTGCGACCGACGTGTCGTTGTCTTCCTCAAGATAGATGTTGCCGATCTTCGAACCGTGCGCCACACGCATGTGGTAAGCGATGGCGCGGGCCAGCGTTGACTTGCCAATGCCTGAGCCTGCGCACAGCGTGGTGATTTCCGCAGGCCGCAGACCCATCCACATGCCGTTGAGCTTGGGATATGGGAGGTCGAGGCCCTTGCGCTTGGCCATGGCCTTCTTCAGGCGCTCACGGGAGAACTCGCTGCCCTCGACGATGCCATCAGGCCTGAAGGGCTTTGCGTCCCAGTAGGCTCGGATGATCGGTGCAGGGCCGTCTTCCAGCAGGGTCGCGTTGGCGTCCTTACCTGGAACGGCCATGATCTTGACGCGGCCGACCGGCAGAAGCTCGCAGGCTTCCTTGAGAGCCTTCTGTCCCGGCTCGTCGTTGTCGAAGCACAGCACGATATGGTCGAAGCGCAGGAGCTTCTCCCAACTCGCGAGCAGCGCCTTCTTCACGGAGCCTGAGCCGTTCGGCAGGGAGCCAGTCGGATACTTGTTGTCGAAAGCTTGCGAAACTGACATCCGGTCAATCTCACCCTCGGTGATCACGACCGTCTTGCCCTTCGCGGGCCACGACCAATCACCAATGATGCCGCCGTTGTTCTTGTAGACGCTCTGGCCAAGCCATTTGAACTGCTTGTCGCGCGTGCGGGTCTTCTGGTCGATCAGCTTGCCACTCTCGTCCTTGATTAGCTGGACGTGGACTGGTGTGCCGTCACGGAGCTTGCCGAGGCGATAGTCGCACTTGGCCATGGTATCGGTGGTGATGCCCCGTGCGGTGATCGCTTTGATTTCTGTGTCGATAGGCGAGAAGCCTTTGGCGACCTTCTCTTCCTGAGGAGCCCATCGGCTCCCGGCGACGAACTGGGTCGGATCATTGCAGCTAAAGCACCAGCTTCCGCTTCCGTCGTCATATGTAGCGAACGCATCCGAAGACTGTCCGCAGGGGCACGGCCCCTTAGTGCAACTCAATCTCGTAGCCTTTCTAGGAATTCTCTCGTAGCAGCGTAGGTGATGGTCGCAACGATCACCCACCCAGCGACTAGCAGCCACGGGAGACCCATGGCCGCTGTGTTTGCGAATGCGACGTCCATCAGATTTCGACGAGGCCGCTGCCGAAGCCGTAGGTTAGACACGAGACGCCTGCGGTCCACAGTGCAGCCTCTAATCCCCCTGAGACCAAGGCGGCCACAGGGAGGATCAAAAGGCCGACGATGGCAATCTTGCGGGTGCTGGTCATCAGCGGACCAACTGATAGGAGGCGTACTGGCCACCGACGCCATCGGTCTTCATCGTCATCTTGATGGCATAACCCGCGTTGCGGAGCTTGAAGATCACGTCCGAGAGCCGCTGCACGTGATAGACACCCATGCTTTCCATGTTGGTGATCGTGCGGTAATCGCCCTTGTCGTTCTTGCTCTCAAGGTGCGCCAAAATCTTCCGGCACTGCGGTGCCAGCGAGAGGTCGTTTGCAAGGTTAGGAGTGCCGAGGGTCAGGGTCTCAGACATGAGGTCACTTTCTCTTTTTGGGTTTCAGATACGCTTTGATTTCTTCGATCCATTCATCCGGCGGGGTCTTCTCGCACCACTTGAAGCCGTGGTCTGTCGCCCATTTCCCGTAGGAAGTAGGAGAGCCCTTGTAGATTGGCGTCTTTGCTCGGGAGAAGATGAAGCGGATGTCCAACTCAGGATGCTGTTCCTTGAGCAGGATGAACTTCTGTCGCTCTTTCACTGCAGCGTCTTTGACAGACACGCGAAGCTTCGGATTGATCGCACCACCAAAGCGCCCCTTGGGCTCTAGGATGATCGGACAATCCTTCGGATACTCGTCGCCGTTGAAAGAGAAGTCGGGGAGATACTTGGCCTCACGCTGCGGCACGATGTACTTGATGTGTTGGCTTTCGAAACCAAAAGGTACACCGGCCGCAGTGAGCTTGGCCGCGACATCCCGTTCGAGACCTGAGCGAAACTCAGGCTCGATGGTGAGTGCGGGCTTCGACATTATCAGAACGGAATGTCGTCGTCCGTGTTGCTGTCCGGGGCCTCGGGGGCCTCGGGCTCAGCGTCGTCGAGGTCTTCCGACCGGTCTTCATCCGCATCGCCGCCGTTGTAGGTGTAACCACCCGCCTCGGCTTCGAACTTGTTCAAGACGCGGGTCTTGAGTTCGATGATCTGGACCTGATTGATGTAGAGGTTGATGCCTCCACCAAAGCCATCGTAGGCGTTGACGGTGACGTCCGGCTTGATGATCGAGCCCCCGCCAATCTTCACCTTGTTGCGCGGGACTTCGTTGCCCGCAGCATCGACGAACGGAGGCGGATAGTCTTCGCCAGAGGTCATCTGGAGAGAGAACGAGCCGTCCTTCTTGTCCTGCTTCCACGGCAGCTTGGCGTTTGCCGGAAGGTTGTTCGCCTTCAACTGCTTCTTCAGGTAAGCGTCGACCTTGCGATGGTCTTCGTCGCTGAACTTCACGCCGGTGATGTAGCGGCGCTTCTCAGGGCCATTCTTCTTACCGGACGGGGTCAGAGGCTGATAGACGTCAATCTCATTCAGCTTCGGGAAGACAGCGGTGCCTTTGGGGAGGATAACGGTAGTCTTAGCCATATTAGATTTGTTGCAATACTCAGTGCGGCACTGACGTTAGTCGTCGAGCGCCTAGACGTTGAAGCGAGACACGCAGTCCCGCCACGATGATTGAAGGTCACCGCCTGTGCAGGTTTTGAGTTTCTTGGTGACCCTCACGAGGGCCCTCGGGTTCAATCCCCGGGGATATTCAGAGGTGCATCGCGGGCCGGTGGTCTCAACTCTCGCCTTTACGGGAGGCGGATCGAAGGTGCCCAACTGGCCTGCGCCAACGAAGACGACACCGACCAACCACGCAGCCACGCCAAGAAGTCCAATCGAAGTGCCGTCATTCGTCATTTTATGCAGCCTTGTTTTTGAAGCGAGCCCAGAGGCCCACGAGGAGAACCAGTGCAGCGCCGGTAGCCGAGGCGCCCGTGTGCTCAAGGTACGGAGCCGACCACGGATCAGCAGCGATGATGCCACCAGCGACCCAGCCGAGAACCGCAGCGCCTGCCCAGACCATGAGCGGGAAGCGCTCGACGGTCTTGGAGATCAGCGCAGCGCCTGCGATGACCAGCGGGATAGAGAGGAGGACGCCGGTCGCCATGAGGACCACGGAGCCATGGGCCAGAGCGGCCACAGCAAGGACGTTGTCGAGGCTCATGGAAGCGTCAGCCACAGCGATGGTGCAGACGGCCACCGAGAGCGTGATACGCCCCACGACGTCTCCGTTCTCATCGTTGGCCTCGTCCACAAGGAGCCCGTAGGCCACCTTGAGGAGGAACAGGCCCCCTAGGATGGACAGTCCCGGGACGCCGAGGAGGAAGACGGCGAAGAATGACATGACGACGCGCAGCAGGACGGCTGCAGCGGTGCCACCAATGATGCCCCACTTCTGTTGCTCGGGAGGCAGGCGGTTGCTGACGAGCGCGATGACCACGGCGTTGTCGCCCGACAGCAGGAGGTCAATCCAGACGATGCCGAGAAGTGAGACGAAGAAGGTTTCCAAGGAAGCTCCAGTTCAGAGGGTGCGAAGGATGTAGATCAGCAGTGGCACCCCGACGAAGAACGCCGAGGATGCCACCAGTTGTGCGACGCTCAACCGAGGAGCTTCGCGCCGTCTACGTTGAGGAGCTTGGCGATGTCGTTCAGCACGACCTGTTCCTCGGAGCCGATGCCGCCCTGATCGGCAACGTCGGCCGCGATCAGGAAGACGTCCTGACGAACCGCAACGTCGCGGGTCATCAGCGCTTCGATGTTGCGCTTGTTCTCCATGCGGCCCGCACGGGACTTCGCACGCGACAGGGCGGCGGTGAGCGCCTCCTCGATCTGCGACGAATTGTAGGACGCGGAGACGAGCGGGTTGCCCTGCATGCCGGAAATGGCGCTGTCGATTTCGTTGTCGTCGATGCTGCCATCAGCAGCGGTGACGTTCGCGGCGGCCGAGGCCACGCCCTTCAGGAAGGCGGTGTCGCCAGTGTAGCTGTTGAAGGTCTTGGTGGCCGAGGCAACGATGTTCTTGAAAAAGCTCATGGGTCAGTCCCTGTTCAGAAGAACCATCGGCTCACGGGATATCCGCGAGCAATCTTGATGGTCAGATTGATGATGTAGACAACCCCGACAGCGTCGAGGATGTGGTCAGCGAGAACGGCAACGATCACTGCAGAACCTTGAAGGCGCTTAGTGGCACGAACTGTCCGTTGGCCTTCACCATGCATGGCGTGTTGATGGAGTAGCGATACTCCACGCCCATGGCCTCTGCAGTGTTGCGGCACCGGCTTTCATCCAAGCTGTTGCCGAACCAAATCACGAGGGCGATGAAGGCTGCGATGCCTAGACCAATCGCGCCGAAGAACTTCAGCGGATCAGGCATCGTGGACCTCGTGCGCAGCCTTGCTCAGCCGGGCCCAACGGGTCCGAATGAACATGCGGAGAGCCTGCGCGTTGACGGTGACGCCAAGGTCGTCCTTGAGCATCTTGGCGATACGTTCCTCCGGGGGAGGCTCCGGGGGCACGTAGGTAACGCTCTCGTAATCGCTACGCATTGCGATACGCCTTCATGAACTCGCGGTGGAAGTTGCGGCGCTGGTCTTTGTCCATGGCGTACAGGTCGAACGAGACCGGCTTGCCATTTGCGCCCTTGACGGTGACGGTCCAGAGGGACGCGCCCATGCGGATGGTGACGTTGTTCTTCAACTCTCGATCCTCTTCATTTCCGAGAGCACCTTCACCTCAGCGAGAATGAAAGCGCTCTGTGTGTTGTCGTTGTTGCGAAGAACCTTCGCCAACTGCTCACGGCATTCTTCTTCGGTCCCGCAGCCCGCTACGGAGCCACGAGACCAGTTGATCAGCATCCACTCAGGCTTCATCAGACCGCGTAGCCCACGGCCTGAGGGACCGGGACGAATGTGGAGTTGACGACGCGGTCGATGCGGCGGCTGTACTCGCCGTAGAGCCAACCTCCAGGTACGCGGAGGCGCATGGTCTCGCCGGTCACCGTCTCCCACTTGTGCTTGCCGTTGCCCTTGTATTCCTGAGCGCCATGGGGACGCTTCTTAGGCTTCGGCTCGGGTTTCACTGCCTCCGCAGGGGTAACCACGGTGATGGCGAGCTTCTTGCGCTCGGTGTCGTAGAAGCACCACTCCCGCGAATCCTTGCCGTGACCCTCAGACCAAGCGTCGAAGCGGATGCGACGGCAAGTGGGATCGGCATGCGCGGAGGGCACGATGGTGCCTACCTCGAACTCGAACTTCGCTTCGTCCTGCGTGCCTGTCACAGCAACGCGGTCGCCAATCTTCAGCGCATCAAAAGCTTTCTTCAGCATGTCTTGCTCCGATTGTTGTATAGGCGAGCGAGTAACTCGTCGCGGGTTTCAGCGGGTTCGCACGCGAGGGCCATTAGCTGCTCGCGGAAGTATGGCCCCCAGATAGTGCGGGCCACGTTGTGGTCGAAGATCAGCGTGTCGACGCTGGGCTGCTCGTCAGCCGTATCGCCCATCGAGAACATCAAGTGGTGTCCGATGCCGACTTGCTCGGCACCGTAGACTTCCTTGATGATCGCGGTGAACA